CAAGCTGTTCTTGCCTTGTCCTCAATTCCGTGCCGATGAAACTGATAATTATTCCTGCTCTAAACGGTCTTGTTCGGCTGAGGACTGTGTAGGCTGATTCGGTTCCGCCGAATTGACCGCATATATAAAAAGGCTCATGAAATCCTGATCGCCTATCAGTTCAAATGTCTGTGTCAAGACATCCATTACCCCAAGGTCTTCCGGTTTCCGGTCGTTGACAGCGCATAGAATCGCAAGGATATCAGCTTTATGCGTTTTAAGAATTTTGGGAACCAGAACCGCAATGTCTTTTGCTGCTGCTTCCCTGTCCGATCCCCATTCCTTCCTTTTCTCTTTGAACGCAGACGTCAACTCTGTATCATCTGATATATTTGACAGCGGAGCAATGATGTCCGCGATTACTTCAACAGCTCTTTCGCCTTTTAGATCACCAAGTTTCATTACTCATCCGATCCGACTTTAACGTAAAATTCCATCGGAACGACATCCTGTGCGGCGATGGATACGTGTCCGGTAAATTCCGCTGTGAAAAGCCCTTTCTCATTGTCCGCGGATTGGAAAGAGAACCCCCCGGAACTCAATGCGTTCAGAAGATGGATAGCGACAAATCCTCCGTTTTGCTGACTGTTGTTCTGACTATAATCGCCAACATACCAGATATCTGAGAAATCTGAAGCTTCCAATACATTGCGCGGAGTCACTTTATTGGCATTGTAGGAATCAATATCAGCAGCAGCCAACATCATTTTCACAGAGGAAACATTTACTGTAACAAATGTGCCAGATATCCTGCAATCCCATCCTGAGATCTGCATCAACTCTTTGGTATTCTTTGGACAATTGTCAATGTTTTCACCGAAATCCACAAACGATGGAACACATGTTGCATTGATGCCACCATTTGTAGCACCTATAATCAAGTCTGATATAATTTCTCCCGTTTCCGGATCGAATGCATTCGACCCTTTCAGAAGGATTCCTGCATTCATTTGTATTTTGCTGAAAGTATCAGTAGGGATTTTAGTAAACTTTTTTCCCATTTTTTCTCCTTCAAGCGGTCAAGTATTCCGCTGAAATATTTATGAAAATTCGCCGAATCATATCATTATCGTCTGGCATTCTCTGTGCAAATGGACTGCCTTTTACGATCCAGACCGCACCGCCATCGCACAGCAATGTAACGCCTCCACGACCAAGTTCCGCTTCAATTTCCGTAAGCTTTGCGGTGATTTGGCTCCAAGATGTCCCGTAATACCAGATAGATGCGCTCATAGCAACCGGATGGTTGAAGTCTGAGACGACAGCATCGTAAGTAATATATGGAAAAGAAGGTTTGTCCTCTCCATCCGGAACAGTATTCTCATCATATGCCGGTATGCCGAAGGATGACCAGAAAGCGTGTATTGCTTGAAATTTATCCATTTGAAGGCTCCACATCAACATACGTCCAATGAAAACCACCGCATGTTTTCTGTATTCCGCGACAACACTTACAAATGGATGAAAAATCTATACTCAAGATTTCGGCTGCTTCATGAGCTGTCAAATAGAGAGTTCCTGTGTCCACGCATAATACCTGCTTTCCATTGCATTTAGCTTTTTCTTCTCGCGTCCAAGGTCTACCTGTATTCCAAGGTTTTATCCCTTTGTGAGATTCGCTATTCTTCTTTCTTTGTTCAGCAGTCATTTTCATGCCTTTTTTCGGACTTGGTTTTCCTATTTTTGACTTACTGATTTTTTCTTTCGTTTCGTCAGAACATTTATGTCCAATCAGTGCATTACTGATTTTCGCTTTTATTTCTTCTGTAAACTTTTCGGTCCCATTACCGCCTGTTTCAATGTTGTAACCTTTTGACGGTATAGTCGTTCCGAATTCCGCAATCAGTTTTATTTCAATATTTTCAGCATCATCTTTTGTTAGATTTGTGTACAAGATTTCGTGTTGGAAATTATGCCAACCAAACTTTTCAATAGCACGAAAAAAATATCTGTTATTCTTATAGCCATTTCCATTACGCCATCGGTTTTCAGGATTTTGGCATGTAATTCCGACATACTTTTTTCCGTCTATTTTGTTGGTGTGACAGTAAACACAATACTTGTTCATTTTTCTATCCATTTGACGGTAAACTGAATTCCTCTGCGGTCACCTGACGCATATCCAGAGACGCGCTGTTAGGCGTATATTTGTCATCGCCATCTGAAGTCACACGGAATATTTTGCCGTCGGATTTCCGGCGGAAAACATCATGATATTCCAAGGTCAGACCGCGCCCGGTCGTGACGGTGTAGAGGCTGGAAACCCCGGCGGCTTCTGCTTGACGCGCCTGAATGGATGTGTCAAAAACGATAGCTGCCTCAAATTCCGCGCCTTCCGCCCATGAGGTGATATAACCGCCGTAGCCGTCATTGACTACTGACTTGCTCAGCATCGTGCATTTTTCCATTGCTTCGGATAAAAGGCTCATGGTCTGATCTTTCTCCATTTATTCAGACGGCTCCTGAAAGCAGCCTGCCAGCTTCCGGCGTCACCGGCGTCAGCAGACCCGCTTCCAGCAGCAGACTTGGAATAGCTGTATCCGCCGAAAGATTCCGAGGTAAATGGGCTCATGGCGGCACTATCCGCACCGCCATATTTCTGTTCCCATTTCCCGATTTCTTCCAGCAGATCAAGAACTGCCTTCGGCACTGCCATAATCCAGACCGCGCCGTCAAATGTTTCATCAGTCAAGCCGTCCGCCGGGTACTGGTGTATCCCATCGTTGAAGACACTGCCGACGATTCTGAAGTATTGGCCTGCCTTGATGCCGGTATCAGACAGGTCGATTTCCCCTCCGGAAATCTCGTAGGCACCGAAGTGACGGTCCCGCTGTCCGTCGGCAGTCTCGTCAAACCAGTTATTCAATTCTCGGCAAATGTCATCGATCGTCATTTCAAATACTCCCGCATTGTATATCCTCCGCCTTCGACAGCGACCCATCCCTCAGGCGCTTCGGCCTTTGAGTCGGGCTTCACCTTTTCACCGTAAGACATGATTCGGAGGGCCTTGGCTTTGGTGTTAGGCTCTTCCCGAAGGCAGACACCGCCTGCATAATCGACGGTCAGCGTTTGCGTCTTAGCCATGATTAGCTCGCGGTGATCGTGCCTTTGACGACGCCACCGGCGTATTCAACGAAGAACTTGATGCCGTCCATCACGAGAGATTCGATCTGCGCGCGCTCTTCGTTCTGATAACCGGACTTGATGCCGATGTACCCCAGCTCATCGGTGGTCAGACCGAAAGCATCGGAAATATCGCCGTTCATGGTCAGGTAGTACATCACGATGTTTTCTTTCGCGGTAGCCACGAAAGTACCGGCAGTGATCTGAGAAGTCAGAATAGCGGTGCCGAGACCGAGGAAGTTCTCGATGTAGTTCATCCCGAAAGCGGTCTGAACGCTGATATTCGCAGTGCCGAGGTAGTTGGCGACATCGGTCGGATTGAGGAAGTAGACCGCTTCGGCGGTGTCATCTTCGAAGGCGACCTGAAGCTTACCCCAAGCATTCGCGAGAGCTGCCTGCAGACCAACGCCGGTAGCAGTGACGGAACCGGTGATCGCGCCGTTCAGCAGGCTGAAGAAACTGGTGCGGATGGTCTTCTGGACGTCACGAAGCAGTTTCGCATCGGTGTCGTTGACGGCTGCAGCATAGCCGGATTTTGTGATTGCTTCGGCGCTGACAGCCTTGCGGTATTTGTTCAGCGTGATCGCGTCGACCGGAGTCTTGGTCGTCTGGTACTGGGACAGCGGAATCACTGCGCCTTCCGCCACAGCACCGTTCTGGAGCGTGCCGGTGGTGGAGTAGATATACATCGTGGTCCCTTCCATCATCGGGATCTTCCGGGTAACGCCAAGTACTTCGATGAGCTTGGCCAGAGAACCATGAGCGAACTGGTTCACGAAGTCGACTTCGCGGACCTTCGCCATGTGAGTCGCCTTCACCAGATTGGTTTCGGCAGTCGTATACATTTCGTTTGCCATGTTATCTCCTAACTAAAAGCCGAACATTTCGTGATTCTCGGAAATGGCCTTCTGTCGTTCGGCTGTGTCCTTGATAGCAAAAATCTCGTCTTTGCTCTTGAAAGTCTTACCATTTCCGGCAGGCGGTGTCGCGGTGTTTGCTCCGCCTTTGCCTTCGCTTACGATAAAATCGGACCATTCGGATTTGATGGACTTGACCATGTCGTCGTGGTTCTTGACCTGACCGTCGGCCTCAAGCTCCAGTGCGTCAACATCGGAGACCCGAAGAATCGCATCGATACGCTTCTCAGAGACGCCTGCCTCTTTCAGCAGTGCTTTGTAAGCGCTATCCTTCTTCGCCTTGGATTCCTTCGCCTCAATGTCCTGTTTGAACTTCGCGAAATCCTCTTTCAGCGCGTCATACTTGACCTTGTAAGGATTCTTCCCGTCGGTCTCTTCCGATGCCTTCTTCAGATCGTCACGTTCCTTTGTGACTGCCGGAAGCTTCTCCGCATCGGCTTTGTATTTCTCGATTTCATCCTTCAGACCGTTTACCGTATCGGTATGCGCTTGAATGATTTCATCAATTTTTACATCATCGATACCTAACGCCGACAAAAACTTTCTCGTAAGTGCCATATATTCTCCTGTTCTTCGGATTGTGTGATTTCCCAGTTCTTCGGGTAATAAAAAAGGCGCATCCGCTATTCTTCGCGGACACGCCTTATAAGGGTCAATGCCTTTTTCAATAATAATTATACACTATTTTTTCTATTTGCGCAAATTATCCATTTTTCAGATTGGCTTCCACGATCCGCTTATACTCATCCGCGTGATTCTGTGCGGCGTCCCGCAAAAAATGGTGAGCCTTCCGATTCTTTGATGATCCTTCCTCGATAAATTGTGCATACTCCACATTGGTGCCGATGTAAACTGCTCCAAACTCAGCTTCTCCTTTAGCTGCACCGTCTGAAAACGAATGACCGATGTTGTCATCATATGTACTTTGTCCGCTAAATGCAGAAGTCGCATGGGTGATGCTGTTGCGCAAACGCCCTGTATCCACCGGACATTTTTCTTTCGCATGACGTTCCGCTGTCAGCCCGATCGCCTCCAATGCCCGGAGTACCGCCTCATCCTTAGCATTTATGAAGATTTTAGAATTGTCAGTCACTTTGACTTCCATTGCAATTCTCCATTATTTCGCATTTTTTCTAATCAATTGCTCGGCATGCAGCTGTTTCCACTCTTCGTATGTCATTCCTTTTAACTTGTTCGCCCGCACGGATAAGTCAGACGGATCATACGCATCGCTTCCTTCCACCTCGGCGACCAGCGTGCACCGGCAATTATAGATTTCCCCCGGCGCGCCTTCCGGATCGCCCGGATACCGGCAGCCGTTAGAGAACTTTTTGCCCGGATCTCGCTTTTCACCATCCATCATCGCATGGCTGTCACGGGTGCGACTGTCCAGCGTTGCCATCCAGACCTGTTTCATTTTAATGCCCATATTTTGAGCGCGAATATAGCTATCAATCCGCCCGGCAT